TCTGCTTATTGGCATAAATTTTACTTCCAGCAGATACGGCTAATTTAATCGCCTGAAACCACATGTTAGTACCAAGTTACAGTTGATCTTTTGTTTTTTAACATTCTTTTTTGACCTTGTACTCTGTCAGTTTGAGATTCGTTTGGTTTTGACATCTCAACAGGTACTCCGCCTTTCAAAAGACCGTCTTTGTTAGTAAATTTTTTAAAATCTACGTGTTTAGATTGAGTTTTGATCATAAGTCTCCTATTTTAATTATTATGTATCTTTTTTAAGTGCATTTTGCAATAAAGTTTTCTCAATAGATGTCTCAGCTCTCATTTCAGCTAATTCTTCATTCTGTTCTAACTTATTGTCTTGGTTTTGTTGGTTCATAACCGCTTTCATACGATCTAATTCAATTCTTTTAGAGTCATATTCTTTTCTTCTTTGGTTTTCAGCGGCTCTTAAGTCTAATTCTCTAGCTTTTAGCTTAGCAAGAGGATCATTATCAAACTGAGAAGTAATATCTTTTTCTTCTTTCATAAATTCTTCAGTCATTTCAGCAATCAATACAGCTTTTCTTGCTTCAAACTTATCTGAAAACTGTTTTAACTGTTGTTGAAGCTGAGGATTTTGTGCCATCTGTGGATTTTGTTGAGCTTGTTGTTGTATTTGTTGGATTTGTTGTATGTCTTGTGCCATTTCCATCTCAACTTGCTCTTGAGCCATCAATGAAATGTGTTCAAAAATGTTTTTTTCAAGACTAGCCATAATCATTGGATTGTTTCTGGCAATATTAGTTGCCATAAAATTCATATGAGCTGTAATGTGTGCTCTGTGGTCCTGTCCAGGGAACGCTTGAAAAGGTTTTTGTCCCATTGCATCAATATGTTCTAGTGCAGGGTCTTTTGGAGCCGGTGGTTGAGGACGTACTAATATTGAATCTACATCTTTTACACCTAAAGCTTCATACATGTTTCTATAAACATTGTATGTGTTGTGAATTTGAGGGTTGGACATTGCCAGCTGTAACTCTGTTTGCGCTAAAGATATTCGCTGTGATTGTGAGAAAATATTCGGGTCAGCAACTGGCAATATATCTATCCTATCGTCAAAGTCCATTTGTTTAACAGTTCTTTGACCACCGACAACGTCGTAAGGATATTCTTGGGGTAAGTATGTTTTAAAAACTCCTGAAAGTAATTTAAATTCTTCTTTTAATGCAGAGTAAATTCTTTTGTGAATTGCAGACATCGTTCTGCTTCCTCTTTCAAGCAACGCAACTGTCGTACCCACCGCGGCTTGCTGATTCCCATCTCCTACTTGCAGGTCTGCTATTGAAGCAAATCTTTGTCCTGCACTAACTACGACACCCATAAGCTGTAGTAGAGTTTGTGAAGGCTCTTTGTATGGAAGCATCATAAAAGCATCTCTTATACTTCCGCCTGGCGCATCTACATCTCTAAATTCTCCTGGTTGAATTGATTGTGCATCATCTCTAATTCTTATTCCTCTTTGTTTAAATCCTGCAGGTAAGTTTGATAACGTTCCTGCATCTAACAAAGATCGTAAGGCAGCTGTTGCTGTTCTTGATAATCCACCAATCATGTGAATCAAACCAAAACCATAAAAACCTAGTCCTGGTAAAAATTTAAAGTGTACAAAATAATTTATTTTCTTTTTTAATGGGTCATCTTGTATGTAGTTTCTTCTAATAGATAGTATTTCTTGTGAGTCTTCATCAATAGTTATAACATAAGGTAGTTTAATTCCTGTTGGCTCACCATCTTGTCCAACATCCTCAAAACCATCTAAATCTAAATCAACATGAAATTCTAAAAGAGTATGTAAGTCTTCGTTTCTTCCAGTTTTCTTTACACCTTCTAATTCATGTTCTTTTTTTTCAATTTCGCTTTCTTTTCCTTGACCAGGTAGAGGTATTTCTACATCTTTGTAGAAACCCATAACCTGTTGCTTTCTCAAATCATTTTCTGTGATTTTAATTACGTGAACGATAGATTCCGCATCTTCTAATGAGGTAGCAGAATATGGAACCACTAAATCGTCAGCAGGGACAAACTTAGAAACAGCTCGTCCTAATAAATCATCATAGTAAACTTTTTTAAAAGTTGATCCAGCTAGTGGAAGATGAAATAACATAGAATCAAACTCAGGTTCGTATTCCCTCATTTGATCCATGATTTGAAAATTCATAAATTCTTTTACACGGTTCGCTTGTTGAACTTTTTCTGGAGTATTAATTCCTAAAATTTGTGTTCTTACTGGTCCAGTAGCCGGGAGTAACTCTTTATAAGCGAGAGCCTGAAACTGTGTAACAGCTTCAGCCAAAACCGGATGAGTCGCGCCCGAGGCACCTTGAAATGGTTCTGATTTTTTTTCATATTTAAATCCTAATAAATCAAGTCCAGTTGTGTATGTATGTTCCCAATCTTTTCTTGATGTTTTATAATCTTTATAGTTTTCAATTAACTCAGCACTTAATTTACCAGACTCTGTCTCATCTAAATAGTCTGCTAAGTTTGCGTTATGGTCTGTTGGAGGCGGTAAGTTTTGTTCATCACCGTAATTAATATCTACTGATCCATCTTCGTTTTCAACTACTTCAGATACCTCTGTAGGAAAATCTGCATTTTCTGGTTCAGATATTTCTTGAACCATTTCATCTTGAGTTACTTCTATAGTCTCATCTACGTTTGGTAGCGCTTTGTCTATTTCTGCCATTTATTTTCTCCAATCGAACTGTTTTAACATTGTTATATTTTAAATTCAAGCCTTGTGGTTGAGGTCCGGATTTAGGGGGTAATAAGTGTACTTTTGGATATTTAGTCATTACGCTGAAAACTCTCCATAAGAGTCTAACTCATCAATATACTCCTTATACTTTTCCGGTTCCTCACGTCTCATTTTATTAATTCTATCTTGTTCTCTTTTAGCCATTCTTACACCTTCAACTCCCATTAACGTAAGACCTACTGGTGTCATCAACGATGGTATTCTTGCAAGAGATGCAACACCTCTTCCTATTTTTCCAAACTTTGCAGCTTTTTCAGCTAATTGATAAGGATTAGCTAGTAAACCTCTTACACCTGCTTGTTTAACAAGTTCTGGTGCAAGCAACTCGGCTCCAGCTATACCAAGATTGGGATCATCACTTAATAATTCTTTGGCTGCAAGTCCTGTAGCTACAGATGGAAAACCAAATGGTTTAAAAATTTTAGCTGCTGTTTTTAGAATCGGCTTACCATATTTATAAGCTATTCCTGCCGTCGCTCCTGCACCTGCAAGTTTTTGTCCTGTTGTAAACCCTTCTTCTTTTTCTGGAGAAAACTCATTGATTGTATCTGCATTAGCAGCTGTAGTAAGTATTGCAGCTGTACCTGCTCCTCCATACAAAAGTGCATTTTTAAATCCTTTTAACTTTGGAACATTATCTAATGCTTTTACATATTTACTATTATCAATAACTTTTAAATTACCTTTGTATTTTTCATAAATAGCGTTTAATTTATTTGGGCTACCTTGAGCGCTTATTACTTCTTGATCTAAAGGATTTTTATATTTTTTATTTTCATAGGCTTCTATGTTACCCATAGTTTTTATAATATTATCATTTATTGGATATCTGTATTCATTAATAGCTACTGTTTGAGGATCGATTGCTATTTTACCGTTTTTCTTAAATGAAAATCCTCCTATGTCATATCCAGTTTTAGTTTTAAAATCATTTTGTATTTCTTCTAATTTAGGTATTATTGTTTTTGGAGCCGCTCCTGCTTTTGCAGAATTGTATAACGCTATTATTTTTTTATCATAAGTAGATTTTAAAGTATTTAAATCATTGGATACATATTGAATTCTCATAAAATTTTTTTTGTAATTAGGAAAATCACTCATTATAGCTTTTATGTCCGTATGATCTCCCGCTAGTTTAAAATCTCCTAATTGAGATGTCGCTTTTTGTAGATTTTGTAGAAGTTCAATATCTTTTTTTGGCAGACCAAGCATTCTTGCTACATCAACATTTGAAGATCTAGATAAATTAGAAGCAAGGCCTATTAAATTTTTTTGTATACCAGAATT